CTAAGGCTATTGAAAAAGGCGAGTTCTCTGAAGCTAAAATGGTTCTCAAAGATTTTCAGAAAACTTTTGGTAAAGACTTTTATGTTGAGGTTCAATCTCACAACCCCGAAGAAATAAACTCAAAGCTGCTTGAATTTGCAGATGAGTTGGGAATCAAGGCGGTGGCAACAGGTGATGCCCACTTCGCTAAAGAAGAAGATAGAGTTTTAGAAGAAGCAATGCTTATTCTATCAACATCTCCTAAATCAGATAAAGATGCTGACTTTGATATATCTAGACAAATGCCAAACATGATAGACAGATTTAATTATCTCTATCCAGACCGTAGAATATCGTTTCAAGACTATAATCTATTTATTCAAAGCAGGTCTGAAATTGAGGCGGACTTTAATAAAGTAGGCATTACTCGTACAGATATATATGATAATACAATGGAAATTGCTAATAAGATTGGTGAGTATGACTTCCATGAGGGCCTAGATCTGCTGCCTATCCCAAAGACCAATGCTGATAAGAAACTGTCTGATATGGCCTTAGAAGGCCTTAAAAGACTATCTCTTGACAAAGATCAGGTCTACTTAGATAGAATTGCAGAAGAGTTATCTATAATTAAAGATAAGGCATTTGCCTCATATTTCCTAGTTGTAGCAGATATGATTACATGGGCTAAATCAAATAATATTATGGTTGGTCCAGGTCGTGGTTCTGCAGCAGGCTCATTAGTTTGCTATGCTCTTGGAATTACGGATGTAGATCCAATTAAATATGATTTACTTTTCTTTAGATTTATTAACCCTGAGCGTAATGACTTCCCAGACATTGATACAGATTTTGAAGACCGCCGACGTAAAGAAGTAAAAGATTATTTAAAGAAGAAGTTTAAACACGTTGCATCTATTTCCACATTTACTTATTTTAAAGATAAGGGTGTTATTAGAGATGCTGCTAGAGTGTTTATGGTTCCTCTTTCAGATGTTAATCGTGCAATGAAATCTATCGATACGTTTGAAGATTTTATGGATTCACCAAACACAAAAGAGTTCAGAGCAAAGTACCCAGAGGTGACTTGGCTTGCGGAAAGGCTTCGTGGAAAGATTCGAAGTGTTGGAGTGCATGCTGCAGGTGTTGTCGTAGCAAAAGATGATTTAAGAAAGTATGCACCAATAGAGTCTAGAGCCGATGCAAATGATGAGGTATCTGGAAGAATTCCAGTCGTGGCATACGATATGGATACGGTTGCAGATATAGGTCTTATTAAGCTAGATGCCCTAGGTCTTAAGACTTTATCTGTGATCTCAGATACATTAAAATCAGTTAAGGATAGACACGGTAAAGAAATTGATCTTTACTCCATACCACTTGACGATCAAAAAGTTTACAAGATGTTTAATGATGGATATACAAAGGGTGTTTTCCAAGCAGAAGCAACACCATACACAAACCTTCTAATCAAAATGCAGGTAGATAAGTTTGAAGATCTTGCAGCATCCAATGCTCTGGTTAGACCAGGTGCAATGAATACTGTCGGTGCTTCATATATTAAGCGTAAGCATGGAAATGAAGCAGTTAACTATATCCACCCAATTATGAAACCATTTACAGAAAACACATATGGGGTTATTATTTATCAAGAGCAGGTTATGCAAGCATGCGTACACCTTGGAGGAATGACTTGGTCAGAAGCTGATAAGGTTAGAAAGGTTATTGGTAAAAAGCAAGATGCAAAGGAACTCAGTCCGTTCAAAGATAAGTTTATTCAAGGCGCTAAAAAGCATATCAGCTCCGATGAAGCAGAAAGTCTCTGGAAAACATTCGAAGCTCACGCTGGATACTCATTCAATCGTAGTCACGCTGTCGCTTATTCTATGCTTTCTTATTATACCGCTTGGCTTAAGTGCTATTATCCTTTGGAATTTTTATTCTCGATCCTTAAGAATGAAGGAGACAAGGACGCCAGAACAGGTTATTTGATTGAGGCTAAAAGGCTTGGTATTAAAGTTAAGCTGCCACATGTAAATGAATCAGATGTAAACTTTTCACTACAAAAAGATTCAATTAGATTTGGTTTAGCTGAAGTTAAATTTATTTCAGACAGCATTGCAAATAAAATTATTGAAAAGAGACCGTATGAAAACTATAAAGATTTTGTTGACAAAGCATCCAAAAAGGGTAGCGGCATTAACTCTAGGGCCGTTAATTCTCTCAATGCTATTGGGGGTGCTGCTTTTGATGATAATCCTAGAAGCGGTAAAGAAGGAGAGTCTTATTACGAATTTTTAGGAATACCTTCGTTTAATCTTTCTAACTTAGAGCCAAGGGTCAAGGCACAAGCTAGACCTATTGATGAGTTTGAAGAGCTAGGATCGTTTGTTATGTTTGGTATGGCTAAAAGCATAAAGCGTGGGAATGGTTGGTCACGAATAGAACTTGTTGATGAAAGTGGATCAGTTGGGCTGTTCGATATTGAGCAGACAAAAATAGAAACAAACAAAATGTATTTTGTTTTAGTTGGAGACAATAGAATATCTAGATATATAGATGTAGATTCTATTACCAAAGATTCAGATGATCCATTTGTAAAGTATTTATATGCAAAGTCTTACCCTATTGACGAAAATCAAAGGTTTGTGATAAGCTATACTCCATATAAAACAAAAGCTGGAAAAACCATGGCTCACCTTGTAATGTCAGATAAAGATAAGAATCTAAATAGAGCAATTGTATTTTCAAGCATGTATCCGATTTCTTTGGCAAAAATGCGAGAGGGAATGATATGCGAGCCAGTTCTAAAAACTTTAGAAGATGGAACACTTATGGTTAAGGAAGTAAAATGACATATAATGCAGAAGATGTATTTAAGACAATGAATGCCTCTAGAGTTTTAGTGGCTATATTAAGCAAGATGGGTTCTGTTGAAATATCAACTGAAGATTTTATAAAAAGTACTAATGACGATATGCAGCTTTCAGTTACATACAATGATGAGTCACTATCTTTTGAGTTTAAGCTAGAGCCACTAGGATTTAAATCTGATTATGAATTGGCTAACGATTAATTAAATGGACATTAACCTAGATGATATTCTGGCAAAGCTGGACCCTAAAACTAGAGCAAGGGTTCAGTCTGCAGTCGATATTCAAATCGAAAAGCAGCCAACGCCAAGCATAGGTTTAAACTTTGCCTTGAATGGCGGATTTGCTTATGGACGACAGATATTGGTTTGGGGAAATAAGTCAGCAGGAAAATCTTCATTTTGCTTGCAAATGATAGCACTTGCACAAAAAGAAGGTAAGACTTGTGCTTGGATTGATGCTGAGCATTCTTATGATCCAGAGTGGGCAGAAAAACTAGGAGTTAATTCAAAAGAACTAATTTATTCTCCAGCTAAAACTGTTAATGACATGGTAGATGTTGCAACAAAGCTTATGGAAGCAGGAGTTGATTTAATAGTAGTTGATTCTATTTCAGCATTACTACCAGCAATCTACTTTGAAAAAGATGGAAATGAAATGAAGGATTTGCAAGACACTAAGCAAATCGGCGCAGAAGCAAAGGATATGACTCACGCAGTCAAGATGTTAAATTATGCAAACAAAAACACACTACTTGTTCTCATCTCGCAACAGCGAAATCAATTTGGATCTATGCATGCTAGTCACATCCCAACAGGTGGCATGGCAGTCAAGTTCTTTTCTTCCACGGTCATCAAGCTCTGGTCTTCAGAAGCTGAGGCTAATGCTATTAAAGCTGGCATTAAGGTTGGCGACAAAATTATTGAACAAAGAGTTGGGCGACCAGTTAATTGGATTGTTGATTACAACAAAGTCGGCCCCCCAAATTTATCAGGACAGTACGACTTTTACTACCAAGGGCAAGCTCTTGGTATAGATTATGTTGGAGAAACATTAGATGTTGCAGAAATGTGCGGCATTATTGAAAAGGGTGGAGCATGGTATACAGTAAATGGAGAACGTTTTCAAGGACGTGCAAAGGCTGTAGCATATTTAAAGGAAAATCCAGATGTTGTAGACAGCTTAATAGGAGAAATAAATGCCAAACATTAATGAGTTTTTTGGTTCAAAGAATGAAGAGCCTGTAGATAGCAGAGTTGAAAAGATAGAGCAGCAAAGACCATGCAGTAAATGTGAATTGTATGCTCCATATTATAATTTTAATCAGGCTACTTTAGAGATGTACTGGAAATGCCCATCTGGTCATGAGACAAAGCACAAGCTTAACTGATGTCAGAAAGAGCAGAAGTAAAAAGAGATGGCGCCAAGGCACAGAAGAATAGTGGCCGTGGGGAATATCAAAAAGGTGATGCTAAGTGGAAAAATTTTGTAGTAGACTACAAAGAATCCAAAGCTTCATTTAATTTAAATAAAGATGTATGGGCTAAAATCTGTACAGATACTTTTAAGGTTAGCAGGGACATGCATCCAGCCCTTAAAATTATTATTGGTGGGGATTCCAAGGTCCGTCTTGGAATCATAGAGTGGTCAGTACTAGAAGAACTGATCACATTTTGGGAGGAAAATAAAAATGGCTAATCCGATTATTACAATCGTTGGAAGAGTTGGCAGTGAACCAGAATCTGTTGGATCAAACGGTCTTAGATTCAGAGTTGCAACCAATGATCGTGTCAAGAATGATACTACTGGTGAGTGGGAAGACAAAAACACTTCATGGTGGACTGTCAAGGCTTGGCGTACCCTTGCAGATCAATCAAAGTCTGTGATTAAAAAGGGCATGGAAGTTATTATCGTTGGAAAGATTTATGAAGAAAACTGGACAGATAAGGATGGCGTTAAGAGAAGCTCATATGAAATTAACGCAGACTCAATCTCAGTAACAGCATACACGTTGTCTAAGGACAAGTCTCCAAGTAATAACGACTTCCCTTCATACAAGACATATGCTGAGGTTCCATTCTAATGCTATACTTTGTTTATGGAACCCTGTTTGGTTTTGTTGTTGGATATGGAGTCGGTCTATTAATGGATAAGTGGGATAAAAAGATTAAAAATGACAGAGGATAAGAATACATTAGAGTTAATTAATTCTATAACAGAGTTTAATGATCTACATGAGTATATGAACGATGCTCAGTTAGACAGAGCACTAGCTGTTATAGTAAAACTTTTATTAAATCCAGATGTACCTGCTGCAAAAGCTCCTCAACTTATTATTGAGCTTCAAGCTATGTCAACTAAGTTTGCTATGATGGCATCTTACTATTCAACAATAGCAAAAGATAAAGCGGGGACAATGAACAATAATAAGAAAAATATATATTATTCAGCAAAGGAGTCCATAGACAAACTTGTAGATGCACTTAAGTATGTCGTTAGGTATAATTTGTAATGGGTAGAAACATAGTTAAAAATTTAAAGTTTAAAAAGCATACTGGCAAGTTCTTTGACCCAGAGCTTTTTGCATCAATGCTTGATGAGTCATATAAAAATACTAAAAGAGCAGATGGTGAAATGACAAAGAAGTCTTTCAGCCCAAGCTCTTTGGGTTACGGTCATGGAACATGCCCAAGGTATTGGTATATGGCTTTTTCTGGCGCAGTCTTTATTGACAATAATGATGCTGTTGCAGTCGCTAACATGGCTCAGGGAACCCAAGCCCACGAGAGACTTCAGAACTTAATTAAAACTATGCCTCAGTGGGTTGCCGAAGAAGAAGAAATTATAAATGAGTATCCTCCAATTCGTGGCTTTATTGATCTTATCATGGAGTATGATGGCGAAACTGTTATTGGTGAAATAAAAACAGCAAAGCAAGAGGTGTGGGATACAAGGCAGGCAGAGATGAGCCCATCCCCAAACCATCTGCTGCAGCTCTTAACATATATGAAGCTTAAGGATGCTAAAGAAGGATTCTTCCTGTATGAGAATAAAAATACTCAAGAGATCTTAATTATTCCAGTATCAATGAATGATAGGAATAAAAAGATTATAGAAGACACTTTCTTGTGGATGAGAGAGGTCTGGGATAACTTTAAGGAAGGCGACCTTCCTATGAAGCCAGAAGGTGCAACAAAAACTAAGATGCCTTGTACATACTGCCCAATTAAAAAAGAGTGTTATTCAAAAGACACACCAGTTGGAACGGTACAGATAGAAAGATTTAAGGTCCTCCTGTAATGATATGCGCTAATTCAGATTGCATAAATGGAAAAGAGTTTACCCCAAAAACACATAATCAAAAATATTGTTCAGATGATTGCTGCAGAATTGCAACAAATAAAAAGATTATGGAGAAATACTATGAAAAAAAAGCAATTAGATCTGGACAAAAAAGACTATGCAAGTCATGCAGCTCAAGTTTGAGCAGATATAATACTTTAGACATATGCTCTAGATGTGAAAAAAATAACTCTAAGTCTGATAGAAGCAAGATATTAAGGATGATACGTGACTCTGGCGAAATTATCTAGGACAAAAGCAAGCAGAGTCCTTGGGATAGATGCATCAACATCATCTGTTGCCTTTTGTTTAATCGAAGGTAGCACACCAATTAAATGGGGTAAGATTAATTTAGTTGGAAATGATATATACGAAAAAATTTATAATGCTAAAAGTAGAGTTGCGATGATGCTAGATGAGCTAAAAAGCGATTACATTGCCGTAGAAGGAGCTATACTTGTCAGATCACCAGATGCTGTGATAAAATTATCATATGTTTATGGTGTTGTCATTGCTGAGCTTATGTCTACGGGTGCTTCAGTTATCACTATATCTCCTAGCTCTTGGCAAGCGTATATTGGAAACAAAAACCCTACCAAAGAAGAGAAGGCAGCAATACGTTTAGCCAATCCAGGATACGCAGACTCATGGTACAAAAACCAGTTAAGGAATATGCGTAAGCAAAGAACGGCAGATTACTTTAATAAAAAACATGGTTTATCTATAGAAGATTTTGATGTAGCTGATGCATTCGGCATCGCTTATTATGCTAGAGAGGTTCTCACAAATAAATGACACAAGTATGGAACGATAGAAGTGCACAGGAAGAGTTTGTTTTAGAACTTCTAGATAATAAAAAAGAAGGATACTATGTTGAGCTAGGAGCATTTCATTCAAAAAATGGAAGCAACACTAATAGACTAGAGAATGAGTTCGGTTGGAAAGGTGTCTCCTTTGAAATTAAAGAAGACCTAAGAAAAGAATTTAATGAAAATAGATCTAACCCATGTATGGGTGATGCTCTGGATTTTAATTACATATCTTACTTTGAAGAAAATTCATTCCCTAAACAAATAGATTACCTTCAGGTAGATATTGATTCTGGGTACCAGCTAAATGGAAGGCCAGACGGCAACGCATACACAAGTTTGCACGGACTACTAGCAGTACCGCTAAATTCTTATAGATTTACAGTAATTACATTTGAGCATGATGCAAATATGTATTGGCGCAACGCTGCAATGAGAGATGTTCAGAGAGAAATATTAGACTCACTTGGGTATTCAATTGTTGTTAGAACGGAATCAGAAGACTGGTGGGTTGACCCAACAGTTATTGATTTAGAATCATACAGAAAGCATTTTAGATGGGATCATCTGTGAAAATGTATAAAAATAAAGATTGGCTACATAGAAGATACGTTGTTCAAAGAAAAAGTATGGAAGAAATTGCACAAGAATGTGGCGTAACAGTTATGACCATATACAGAGCATTAAAAGAAAAGGGCTTAATTAAATGACACCTACACCAGTTTTCGAAGATTCAAAAGTATTTAAATACGATGACCTTTATTTGCTTACAGTAGGGACAGAAGCTGGTAAAGAAATTCTATCAACATGCCTTGATATTGCTCATATGCTTATAAAGAAAAATATTTCATATGGAAATTCAGCCCTAGATCCAGTTCGTATATTTTCCAAGGCGGGCCCAAGAGAGCAGCTATACGTCAGAATTGATGATAAGTTAAATAGATTAATTAAGGGAGAAGAATATCCAGGTGATAATGATATTGATGACCTTATTGGATATTTGATATTACTCAAGGTTGCTAAGGAATTTGCTATTTCAGTCGACTAGAAGTATAATGTATTTATATGGAAATTGAACTAGCTGATCATTTTGATCGTATGAATAAAGTAGTTGAAGAACTACTTAGGGGCAACAGCCCTACACAGATTGCTACCCTGACTGGTCTTAAGAGGGCAGAAGTCATTGAGCTAATAGATGAGTGGAAAAGTGTTGTCCACAACGATACATCAGCCCGTGAACGTGCTAAGGAGGCTATCTCTGGAGCTGACCAACACTATGCGATGCTGATAAAAGAAGCATGGAAAACAGTTGAAGACGCTGATCAAGCAGGTCAGCTTAGTGTTAAATCTGGTGCACTTAAGCTAATCGCTGACATTGAGGGCAAAAGAATTGGAATGTTACAAGAAGTCGGTTTGCTTGACAACGCAGAGATGGCAGGACAGATAGCGGAGGCGGAAAGAAAACAAGAAGTTCTAGTTAAGATTCTAAAAGAAGTTACTGCAACATGTCCTAAGTGTAAGATGGAAGTAGCTAAACGTTTATCACAAATTACTGGAATTGTTGAGCCTATAGAGATTATTGAGGAAGTCAGTGGAATTTAATTTTGATGACCTCATTGATATACTTGATGGAGAAGAGTTTGAAGAAAGACCTGTCGATCTAAGAACATTTGTAACAGACAAGAATTATTTAGGTCTTCCTGAGTTGTCAGAAAATCAGTATACTTTAATTGAAAAATCTTCTCAGATTTATAAAGAGTCAACTCTAATTAAACTTTTTGGTGAAAAAGAAGGTTCTTTAAGATATAAACAGACATGCAATGAAGTTGTTGCTCAACTAGGTAAGGGCAGCGGTAAAGACTATTGTTCAACCATATCTGTTGCTTATATAGTTTATCTGCTTCTATGTTTAAAAGACCCAGCGTCATACTACGGAAAGCCACCTGGCGACTCAATTGATATTATCAACATCGCCATAAACGCTCAACAAGCAAACAATGTTTTTTTCAAGGGGTTTAAAAACAGAGTAACACATTCTCCATGGTTTGTAGGGAAATACTTTGAAAAAGCTTCTGAGATAAAATTTGATAAGAATGTTACTGTTTACTCTGGACACTCAGAAAGAGAAGCTTTTGAAGGTTACAACGTTTTAGTTGCAGTACTCGATGAAATCTCTGGCTTTGCCCTAGACAGTACTAGTGGGCACGACCAGGCAAAAACTGCAAGTGGTATTTACGATATGTATAGGGCATCTGTAGACTCTCGTTTTCCAGATTACGGAAAAGTAATTCTTCTTTCGTTTCCACGTTTTAAGAATGACTATATTCAGCAAAGATATGACGAAATTATTTCAGAAAAAGAAGTTATATCAAGATCACATAGATTTAAACTAGATCCAGACCTTCCAGAAAATACAGTAGGTAATGAGTTTGATATATTTTGGGATGAAGATCAAATTATTTCTTACAAGTATCCAAGAGTCTACGCAATACGTAGGCCCACCTGGGAAGTTAATCCAACAAGAAGTATAGAAGATTTTAAAATTGCATTCTACAGAGACGTAACAGATGCTCTTGGAAGATTTGCATGTATGCCACCAGAAGCAATTGATGCTTTCTTTAAGTCTCGTGAGAAGATTGAGATGGCATTTAAAGATCTATCTATAGCAGTTGATGGTTTTGGAAGATTTGAAGATTGGTTCTTGCCAGAAGAAGATAAAGATTACTATATACACGTTGACTTAGCTCAAAAACATGACCATTGTGCTGTATCTATGGCCCACATTGAAAAGTTTGTTAGTGTAAAAGTTACTGATACTTACTCTCAGCCAGCACCAATTGTTAAGGTTGATGCTGTTATGTACTGGACACCTACTTCAGACAAGTCAGTGGATTTTGCTGAAGTAAGAGATTATATTCTGTCTCTTAGATCTAGGGGATTTAACATTAAGATATGCACATTTGACAGATGGAACTCTCACGACATGATGCAACAGCTCAAGCAGTATGGAATAAATACTCAAACTTTATCTGTTGCAAAAAAACATTACGATGACATGGCTATGGTAGTTTTAGAAGAAAGATTAAATGGACCTCATATACCATTGCTTGTGGATGAATTATTAGAGTTAAGAATTATGCGTGATAAAGTTGACCACCCAAGAAAAGGGTCTAAAGACTTAGCTGATGCTGTTTGTGGTTCAATATATAATGCGATTAGTTTAACAAGAGAAGCTTTTGGAGACATTGAGGTTCATGACTATGCTTCTGTAAAAAAACAATATAGAGAAAGTTTAACACAAGAAAGCCCAAATTTAATTAAGGCACCCTCAGCAATGCCTAGGGATCTTTCTGAAGCACTAAGTGGAATGGAAATAGTATGAGTATATATCAAGAAAAAGCTAAAGAGTGCAAGTGCTGCAGCAAGCATGTGCCTCTACCTACAAGGCTTAAGGAGTATTCTGGAATACTAGTCTGCCCAACAACATTCGACAATATACATGAGTATAGAAGAGTTTGGTCGGAAATTGGGAAAAGACCTCCAGGCAGCATAAGAAAACATTTTTCAGAGTATGTTCAGGACATAGTTGAAAAGTCTATTGACAAAACTGATTAATAAATACTATAATTCAACTAAGCAACAATAGCTTAGTTGGTTAAAGCCCCGAACTCATAATTCGGTAATCGTAGGTTCAAGTCCTACTTGTTGCACAGAAAGGTAGCAATGTCAAAACCGTTTGATGAAGAAGATGAAGAAGAGCTGATGATTAAGATCCAGCACTATCTAGATATTGGTGCAATAAAGATTGCTGGCTTTTCAAAAGATGGTGAAGCAATATTTGAGCTTAACGAAGACGTAACTCCACTTTTAGCACCAGATTTATGGGAAGCTCATGAGCATTATGTAGAGTCAGAACTAATAGATCTATTAAATACCGACCTTATGCAGGTAGAGTATGACGAAGATCTTCGGGTAACATATAATTTTACAGAAGAGGGATACAATATAGCAAAACAAAAGGGAATAATTCCTTTAAATACTATTGAAGATTTTGATTTTTAATAGTATAATTTAATTTTACCTCTGTAGCTCAGAGGAAGAGCAACAGACTTCTAATCTGTTGGCCGCTGGTTCGAATCCAGCCAGGGGTGCGATATGAAATATCATCACTTATAAACAAGGAGAAAAATGAAAACAGTAGGAGATAAGTTAGGAAATTTTGCAGTTACTGGTGTTAAGCCAGGAGCTTTGTCATATGAAGATTCCTCTTTTGAGGTAATTACACAGGATTCGTTCCCAGGTAAATGGAAGGTTATTGCATTTTATCCAAAAGATTTTACATTTGTATGCCCAACAGAGATTGTTGCTTACGATGCTTTAGTTAATGACTTTAACGATAGAGATGCTGTCTTGATGACTGGATCAGTGGACAATGAGTTCTGTAAAATTGCTTGGAGAAATGCCCACGAGGACCTAAAGAAGACTAATTCATGGTCATTTGCAGATACAGCACACCATTTGGCTAATGATCTTGGGGTTCAACACTCTTCTGGTGTAACTTACCGTGCCACATTTATTGTTGATCCAGACAATATTATTCAGCATGTTACAGTAAACAACCTAGATGTAGGTAGAAACCCAGATGAAACTCTTCGTGTTCTAGATGCTTTGCAAACAGGAGAGCTGTGTGCATGTAATCGATCACTAGGTGGAGAAACTTTGTAATGTTGTGGGTTGACCAGCTAAAAGATTCCTTGCCAGAGTATGCTAAAGACATTAAGTTAAACCTAGATGCTGTAATCAACAGGTCAACTATTGATCCAGAGCATGCAACATACCTTTCTATTGCTGCAGCATTTGCTACAGGAAACTCTAAGCTACTTACTTTTATTGTCGCTAGCGCCACAGATGAAGTTGAAAAAAATGCAGCTTTAACGGCAGGAGCCATAATGGCTCAAAACAATGTATGGTATCCATTCATTGAAATGGCAGACGATCAAAATCTAAAAGGCTTGCCAGCACAGCTAAGAATGAATTCAATTGCTTCTCATGGTGGAACAACAAAAGGAAAGTTTGAAGCTTACTCTCTAGCATCATCAATTATTGGCAAATGTCATTTTTGTGTTAAAGCACATTATGAAACATTGAAAGAAGAAGGATACACAGTTGAGCAGTTGCGTGATATCGGAAGAATTGCAGCAACAATTAATGCGTTAGCAAAGATCCTTTCGGCTTAATGCAAGTCCTTGGTATGACTTAAAACTACCAGCTTTGCCCTATAGCTCAGTTGGTAGAGCGTCGAACTGTTAATTCGAATGTCCCTGGATCGAGGCCAGGTGGGGCAGCGCTCCTATAGCTCAGCTGGTAGAGCAGCAGACTTTTAATCTGCGGGTCGATGGTTCGATACCATCTGGGGGCACAATAAAATGATTGGATAATGATATGAAAAAAGCAATTGTTACAGGTGTAAGTGGCGGTGTAGGAAACCTGCTTGCTCATACGCTATGCAATAATGGTTATTTTGTTATAGGAACATCAAGAAATCCAGAAGCAATAAAGAATCTAAACCATGAAAATATCAAGGTAGAACGACTGGACCTTTTAGATGAGGAAAGTATAAATAGTTTTTATAATAGGTATAAGGATGAAGCAATAGATCTAATTGTAAATAATGCATCATGCGCTGGAATTGATGGTGCTAAACATTTGTCTTCAGAAACTCCTAAAAACTTTTTGCATTCATATATGGTTAATGTTGCTGGCCCAATGTATTTGTCAAAACTTTTTATACCCAACCTAAAAAAATCTGATAACGCTACAATCATATTTATATCCTCATTTGCAAAAAAACATTTCTATGCTGGTGGAGGAAACTATGCCACCTCAAAGCTGTCAATATCTGGACTTGCAAAACTATTTAGGCTGGAGCTATCTCATTTTAAGGTAAAGGTTACAGAAATATGTCCAGCAGCAATTAATACCCATCAACATAATGATGGGGCGTTGGAAGCAGAAGATATAGTAGATGCTATATTGTGGATCAGCAAATTACCTCAGAGATGCAATATAGACCTTATTGAGATATCACCTTCTATTGTTTCGCAGGGCTAGATGTGATATAATTATAAAGGCTGCCAAATGGGGCCTAAATTAAATTATTCGCTTGAAAGGGGAATAAAATGGTAACTACAACACTGGATCTTTTTAGAGATCCATTTTTTATTGGCTTTAATCGTGAGTTGGAAAGAATGGCACATGTTCATCAAATAGCAACACGCCAAACATATCCACCGTATGATGTATTAAAGCTAGATGAGGATACCTTCCAGGTATCAATTGCAGTAGCTGGTTTCACAAAAGAAGATATAGATGTATCAGTAGAAAATGGTACACTTATCGTTAAGGGTGAAATCACAGAGGTGACCGACGGCGAGTACCTGCACAAGGGTATTGCTGCACGTAAATTCACACGAACATTTGCTTTGGGTGAGTATATGGAAGTCATTGGGGCAAGTATTGAAGATGGAATGCTTCATGTAAATGTAGAAAGAATCATTCCAGAAGAAAAAAAGCCTAAAAAAATTAAAATTAAATAAATCAATGACCTGAGCATGTCTTTAAACTGCTCCTTAAATTAGGAGGAATGATGTTCGAGTACTATGTAAAAAAAGTCAGCAAGGTCGTAGATGGAGACACTATAGATGTCGATATCGATCTAGGCTTTGATATTTCATTTAGCTCTAGAGTTAGATTGGCTGGCATAGATACTCCAGAAAGTCGTACTACTGATAAAATGGAAAAAGCTTTAGGGCTAGAAGCAAAAGCATATTTAAAGAATGCAATTGACTCAGCTAAAACTGTTGTTATTAAAACAGAAAAAATGGACTCATCAGAAAAATATGGTCGCATTTTGGGTTGGGTTTTCTTGGACGGATCAGATAAATCTATTAATGAAAAAATGATTGAAGATGGTCATGCATGGGGCTATATGGGAGAAACAAAGATTAAAGACTTTGATGCATTAGCAAAAGCAAGGAAGAAAAGCGGGAAGTAATGCCAGTATATGAATATAAGTGCTCATATGATGAAGCACATGCATTAATGTCAGTAAATAGATCAATTGCAGATAGTGATCCAGGTTATACATGTGTTGAATGTGATTCAAGTATGATAAGACATTTTACCCCATTTGGTATACAATTTAAAGGTAATGGCTTTTATAAAACAGATAATCCTAAATAGCTAAAGTGGTATAATTGCTAGGTAGACATATTGTTTACTTAGGGGCCCTACTTGACAAGGAATAAGTTATTTAGAATAACAGCAGCCACAATGCTTGCATTTGGTTGGCTCTTTATGTCACCCGCTTATTCTGATGATCCACTAAGCT